CCATGTTTTTTCTTTTGTTGACATAATATAATATAATATAATTTGTTTTTTTTATTTTATCCTGGTATATTGTATTCTTCATCCCAGGCTTCTTCTTGTGCGTCCCTAGCACCGATTAAAATGCTCACTCCTTCATTTAACGCTTCTAAATGTCCGCTAGGAGTGTAAGGATAATAACTACTTGAAAATCCTACTGGCCAAAAAGATATAAAACTTCCATCAGGAGTTTGCATTGCTTTTTCTTGCTCTCCACTTCTAGCTACAGTTCCTAATCTTTCTGCAATATAAAGATTAGTCATTCCTCCAGTTTCACCATTAATAAAAGGGTTGTAAAACTCTCTGTTTTTTGTTTTAAACCAATTTCCTGCTAGAGTAACATATTTATCAAGAACAGCTGGATAATATTCAATTTGATAGCTAAAATCGATAACATCAGTTTCGTCTGAAGCCATTGCTTTAGAAAGACTATTATCTATTTCAGCTGCAGCTTTTGTATAAATACTATGGCTAATTTCAACACCGTTTAATGGGTCGTATTGTTCATTTAATTGATCAACGTATTTACCTAAAGCCGGATAACCTGCCCCACTCATCACTTTTGAAAACTGATTGTTAAGCTGAAATGACTGGCTTAATAAAGCAGAAGCAACACATATTCTATAACTAATACCTGTACCATCTTCTTTTGGAGTAGCTAGTGAGATAACCGCACCTTCTCTTCCTAAAAATATACATTTAGCTTCTATAAAAGGTTCACCATAAGGAATATAAACTTTATTGTCAACAACGTCAGGAACAACTGTATTTCTAAGAGACAAACCGCCGTTAATTCCAAAAGGCGGTTGAGCTACTTTATAACTTATTGTTTTTTTCATTTTTATTTATTTTAAATACAGCCTCTGATTTGATCAAAGGCTGTATTGTTAATTGTTATTAAGGTGTTGCGAATCCTGCAAACTTATATATATGCTTTTTAGTGATAGTATCAGCTGATACTCCAATAGTTGCAAATACTGACTTTGCCTCAGTTTGTAATTTAGCCAATTGCCAAACTTCTTTATACTCTTGACAACACTCTTGAGTTGAACACACTTTAGGTTCCAACACAACATTGCCATTGCTATCTATAACAGCTGGCCATTCAAAATCTCCACCACCTGTTGTTACAGCTAGACATTCAGATTCTATTGCTTGTGACTCATCACTTACCTGGGCCGTTACATCTTGAAGTTCAGTAACAAAAGCTTTAAAACTGTCAGTGTTTAATGAAGCTCCATTAGGCGCCCAAGAATATATCAAACTAAAATCTGCTATTGCAGTGTCTGATAAACCTAGTTTCTCAATAACTCTAGCCATAGATTTTTTACCGTCCATGGATAGATAAGGCGAAAAATCACCATTTAGAGATAATTCTGCTCCTAAATTAGGATATCCTGTTTCATTAGGATATAGACAAATGTATCTATAAGCAGCTTCAATTCCAGCATTCCAGTTTACTATATCTTGACTTGCAATAACTTTATAGTTTTCAATTTGATAAGGACTTCCCCATTCAAATGCTGTATATTGAGGTTGAAAATCAAAATTTGAAGGCAAGCTGTTGTCTCCTGTTGATATAAATAACGAAGCGTCTGTTTGTGCTATTTTTACTTTTATACTTGACATAATTTATGTTTTAAAAGATTAATAAATTACGCTACAAATAATACAAAGTTATTAGCAGCTTGTACACATAGACATCTTTCAGAAAGATAATGAACTTCCATAGCATCAAGAGATGAAGTATAAGCTCCACCTACTGAACCAGTAATCCATGATTTCATTCTTCTATCGTCTGTTTCAGAAGCTCTGTATCTTACGTGTAAGAACGGACGTCTGATGTTTGATCCTAACATTTGATCATATACTGTTGAAGTTCCAGCAGGAATTAACACACCTTTGATATCGTTAACCATACCTCTTGTAGAAGCATCGTTTAAGTATTTCCAGTCAGTTTTGTAGAAGTCATAAGAACCTCTTCTAAAGCCAGAAAAACCAAAGTTTAACGCCATTTCAGCTTCGTTGTCGAATAAACCGTAAGAAGCAGCGCTTGTGTTATTATATCCACCACCAGCTTGAGCAGCGATCATATCATCAAAGTCTAAAGCAGTAGCTCTGTCTAAGAATAACATGTTTTCTTCAATAGCACCTTGTAAATCTAATTGTGCAAGGATTTGATCGAAATCACCTAAAGCACCAGCGCCAGGATTAGCAGCACCAGAAAAACCAGCATATACATTACCTCTTTCTTCTAGAGCAGCAAACATACCTTGAGTACCTGTTCCGTTAGTACCACCAGCATAACTAGCAACACCAGAACCAGCAGCAGCTAATTCACCTTCAACCATCGCCATTTCAAGATAATCTTCATATCTTAGTCTAGTTTCTGATTCAGCTTTCATATACCATAAGAATCCAGATGTTCCGTCTTCTGTAGCAACTTCAACCCAACCGATTTGAGCAGTGTCAGAACCATTAACTAAATACTTATCTTTGATAATAGTTGGTTTGTTAGAGAACTGAGTAAAAGATGGAGTTACTGATCCTTCCATACCTAGTGTTCCTTTTGCAAAATCAGATCCGTAAACAAATACTTTTAGATCAGCGTTTGATAAAGCAGCAAAATCAGCAGCAGTATAACAAACAGCAGTAAAGTCTAAGTTTGTTGGGTTTCCAGGGTTTGGAGCAACAGTAATTAAACCTTTTAATGTTAATCCAGTAGCTGGATCAAATACTACAATGTTTTGGTTAACTCTAACAGCAACTTCGTTACCACCAGGCACAATAACTGAAAATACAGTTTCACCATTAGCAGCAGGAGCTCCTTTTGATACATTGTCATAACCAATGTGTAATCTATTTTGTTCAGACCAAATTACTTGATCAGATGTCATTGGCATTTCAGCGCCAACCATTCTTAAGAATCCAGATAACGTTCTGTTACCGAATCTTTCTACTTCCTGCTCATATAATTCAGGTAAGTATTGTTGTGCGAAACTGCTAAAGTCAGCAGCGTTTGGATCAGTCCACTGTAAGTAGTTACTTGACAATATTGACTGGTCTTGAGTTGGTGTTAACCCAGCGTTTTGCACTGTGAAATTTCCTAAAGCCATAATTTTTGGTTTTAATTTTTATCGTTTTTTAATTTTTAATTTAGAACTATTTGCTCCACTAACAGCTTTAACCTTTAGACCATTTAAATAAATAGAATCATCTGGCTGTGATATTCGTGGTGAATTACTTATATTTTTAGAACTAGCGGCTACGTTTTTAATAGCATCAGCTTTTCCTTGTTCATAAAAGTGACTAGCTATAGTATCTATGTTTTTAGCAGCGAACAAAGATTTGTGATATTTGTTTAAGTCTTTAACTCTACCTTCTTCATCGAGGAACATCCCCAAGAATTTAGTAATGTCAGATTGACTATCTAATAACTCTTCTGTATTATTAACATTATATCTAACCTTTTTCTCTCCAAGATTAAAATCAAAACCTTTGAAATCTTCTTTAAAGAACTTGTTAGTGTTGTCAATAAACTCTTTGCGAGTCTCTTTAACTTTCTCTTGTTCGTTATTATATCTATTGAAAAAGTCCATAGCTTTTTGTTGTTCTTGAGTTACGCCTGGTCTCAACTTGATCTCATCGTAATATTTAGATTTTGTTTCTTCAAGAAAATTTTTAGCTTTGGCTACTTCTTCTTTTATAGCAAGCTTTCGCTTACGTATAGTTTTTTCATCGTCTTCTTCCTCATCGTAAGCAAATTCGTCATTAAGTAAAAACTCAATTTCTTCAGCATTTAAATGTGGTTTTGAAGTTTTATAAAATTCTTTCAATAATGTTACATCATCTACTTTTGTATAATCAGCATTTAATCTAACATAATCTTCAACTGTTCCACCTGTTTCTTCCATAAATGAAACTAGTTTTTCTATATTTTCGGGTAATTGTTTACCTAATACTTTTTCGTCTCTAACAGCTTCTTTAAGTTCTTTTTCAACTTCTTTAGTTTCAGATTTAACCTCTTCTTCTGTTATTTCCTGGATCGGCGACCCACTCTCTTTTTTGTTTTCCTCTTTGGTAGACTCTTGCACGGGCGGTTTGGATACGCTTTTTTCCACCTTTGGTACATCTTCGGTTTGTTTATTCTCATCCACGTGCACTGTGCTTGACTCTGTAGTGGCATTTTCTTTATTTTTGCTTAAATCAATTTTATTGTTTTCTACCTTTTTATTAGAAAACTTTTTTGGTTTTTTCTTCATTTTAAACTCACCTTCTTGAGGTATGTTCTCTTTGGTTTTTTCTTCCATAATATGATATTATATAATTAACGTGGTACTTCAAAGTTAGTAGGTAAAGTATCCTCCTGTCTTTGTTGTATCATTTGACTCTGTTGAGTCGCTTGTAGTTGAGTTCGTTTGTCTTTACGATCTTCAATTCTATTTTCTTTTTGTTGCATAGCTTCAACTTCCATTTGCTTTAACTGTTTGTCAAAGCCAAACTGAAGTTCTGCTAATTGTTTTTTAAGTTGACCTTCTGTTTCTATTTTTTGTAATTCAAATTGAGATTTACCTTGTTCTATTTGAAGTTCTGTTTGAGCTATTGCTTGTCTTTTTTGAACTTCAGCAGCGGCTGTTCTTTCAGCAGTTTGAGCTTGAGCATCAGCTTGTGCAGCTATCATTTGTTGCTGTTGTATATTGTCTCGTTCTCTTTTTTGTTCTTCTTTTAATTTTAAAAGTTTATTAGCAAGTTTAAGGTTTTTAATTTCTCTTATATCAACAGCGTCTGGTAAACTTATGCTTTGTTGTTGAAGAGCCATTTGAATATTTTGTTCCAACATTGCTCTCTCCTCTTCATCGGGTTCTATTTCTAAATAAATACCAAAATCATATAAGTGTATGTTAGATATTTCTTCTAACGTCTTTACATTATACAGACTTATACTATCTATTAAACTTTCTCTTAACAAGTCAAATTGTAAACTATCAGAAACTCTAAGCGAAATATTTTCACAAGCCCTTAATACTAAGTATAAGCTAGCGCTAAGTATATGACGAGTTGCCGTGTTTGAATTTGCAGCAGCTAATTTTTGTAAACCTACTAAACTATCTTTGGATGGATTACTACCATCTCTTGCTTCATTTAAACCGGTTACGTCTCTTATCATCTGTAAATAGTATTGATAAGTTTGTATTAAAGCTTGAATTTTTTGTTGACCACTTGATGAAGTTAATTCTTGTATTGGAACTTTACCATGATTAAAATCTCCATCTTGAGTCATAGATCTACCTACAATACTACCAGTTTGGAAATACATATTCAACGCTTCTGCCGGGTTGTAACTAGTGCCGTTACCTAAATCAACTTCCGCTAATCCATCTACATCCATAAACACACCATCAGGAACTGTTCTAGACAGTACTTGTTGTAGTTTTAATGAAGTTAATTGTATAGTATCAGCAAAACCTATCATACGCTCTACAAGAGATTCTATACGGCCTTTGTAAATATGAGGAGCAACTATTTGATAATTCATATTTACTTTTGTAGCGTTAGAAAAAGGTCTAGTCATATTTTCAGCTACCTCCCACTCTAACATTATAGGATGACCTAGTATTTTAGCACCTTTATACAATACTTCAACCGATCTAGAAACTTTATCGTATTTATCACTAGGTGGTGGATTAAAAAAGTCGTGTTTTTCAATAGCTTTTTCTAAACCTTGATCAGTATATTTTATTTTATAAACTTGATCAGCAAATGTTTTATATTCAAAATATAAAACTTGAACAGTGTTATTGTTATCTTCTCCTTGCCAGTTTCTTGTGTAGTTAGTATTACCTGGATACTTTTGAATTTCCTCTAATTGCTTTGGTGGTATTTCTGGATATAATTTTTTTAATTCAGGAATACTTAAAGATTTAACTTCACCAACGTAATATATATCTTCAAAGTTAGGATCTTCAGTATAAGACCAAACTAAATTAGCTGGATCTACATAATCAACAGTAATACCTTCAGTTCTATTCCAACCCGTTTTTACAGCGCCAATACCTAATACAACTAAATCTCTATTAAATCTATTTCTTACTAAATCAAACTTATTTTTAGCTAGAGTGTTTTCTATTAATTCTTCTTCAGCTATTTCAATCGCTTGTTTATAATCAAGCTGCATGTGTATTTCTAGTTCTTCTTCAGTTTCAGGAGAACCTTCTGGAGCTTCAGCTATATCTATATTTAACTTTGACTTTACTTGATTTATAAATTGTCTAGTTTTTATATCTCTAAGTATTTTTTCTCCATAATCAGTTCTTTTTTTCTGTGAAGAAGGATCTTGAGAATATGCTTTTATATCATATACTTTTTCAGACATTCCATTAACCACAATATCTACAAATTTAGGAATAACAGGAACTGGTTTCCAATCTAAATTTAAATACGATAAGTCACCATTCACAGACAACTCATCTTTATATTTTTGTACTGACTGTTCTCCTCTAGAGTATAATCTTCTTTGGTGAAATATATTATAATTAAAAGAATATCTAGTTCCACCAACACCTTGAGCAAACCATTGTCCTTCTATTGCTCTAGCCACTTGCATACCGTAGTCTAGTGACATTTTCTCTTCTTGAGGTACTACTTGATCAGGAAAGGAACTTCTATTATTGGTGTAAATCATTATTTATTATTTTTGAAAGTATACCATTGTTGTTATACGTTTTTATCCCTAAATTAATTTTTTTAGTTTGTCTACTGGCAATTGGTTTATACTTGTTTTTATTGCAAGCCATTATTGCTAAACCCGAACTAATAGAAGCATCGTGTTTTGTTCTTCTATTTATATCAAATTGAGCCCAATCTTCTAAAGTCTTTTGATGATACATGTCTCCATAAAAATCACCTTTTAAACCGACGTATGAGTCTATATAAGATTCTATAGCTGCCGCATGCGCTTGCTTAATATCTTCACTAGAGTTAGGTATACCACCTATTTCTTTTTCTGTAGTAGAAAGCTTGTTCCAAACCCTATCAGGTCTATTCATGGAAAAACCCCTATAACCTCTACGCTTGAAATAATAAAGCAGTCTAGGTTTATTGTTTTCTGCTAATAAAGGCATGCCGTAAAAAATGCAAGCCATTAAAACTTCTTCAAAAAATATGTCAGCTGTTTGAGGTCTAGCTATATACTCTAAAAAAAAGTGATTTGGCGGAGCATCTTCCATAGAAAACTTTGTTAGTCCGTGTAGTGATCCATTAGACCCTTTACCGTCGACAGTACCACTAATATCATAAGAATCACAACCAAATGCTCCGATATGATCGTTTCCAGGGTATTTAACTCCATTTTTTATAATTACTTGATTTTGAAGATTTTTAGGTGGAACCCATGATATATTAAACCTACCATCTTTATTCGGCATAAAAATAACACTAGTATCTTTAATTCCATCCACCCATTGAAAACTTCCTGTTGTAACACTGTTTATATTATTTATCTCTTCGTTGTAGTCTATCTGCTCGTAAATCTTAGTTAAATTAAATAAACTTTGTTTAGTTTCATCTCTAAAAGCGTGCTTCTCTGTTCTAGGAAATTGTCTGTAATATTCGTTTAAACTATCAGCATCTTGTTTAAGCCCTTCAACTTCGTTTTCCCAATGTTCTATTACTCCAATTTTAATTGGGATACCGTCAATTCCGTTTGTTTTATTTTTTGGCGTAGTGAATACAGGTAGTCCAAAAGTATCCATGAATCCTTCGTAGTTCCATTCCATAGGGATGAAAAGAGAATAGAGTCCGCTAGCTGTTTGTCCGTTTCTATTTCTTTTTGTAACGTCTGAACTGTAGTAAAGTTTTTTGAAGTTGTTTCCACCTTTATCTAGTGCGTTTGAAGTTGAGCCCATCATACACTTACCTACGATCCTACGTCCTAGTCTTAATGTAGTTTTTGTAACTCTCCAGTTGTTTAATATGTTATCAGGTCTTTCCCACTTACC